GTTTCCCGAGGCAAAATGTTTTTTTAGTTGCCAACTTTTTGATTGCCAATTTTTATTTTGTTCAAAAAAACTAAAAGGAGTAACATGATAACGAAGGCGCAAAACCCGCTATTAATGAAACGCAGTGATATATGCTTTGACTCAACAAAACTGAAGACACAGTATTCAGTCAAATCAAAAGTCTCGACTAAGAAGGAAATCAGGCGCTTAATGAGAGAGGAAACAGCACAAGAGGCAATTGGCCAACTGTATTCTGGATGTGCGATTTTTGGAATTACGAAGGGTCAGTTCAGCTTGATTGAGTTGATCGCAGTTATTTTGTCACAGACGGGGCCTGCTGATGTCTTTATTTCTACATGGACAGCGGCGGGAGCAGACCTAACGGATGCTTTTCAGCTATTAGAATCAGGCAAAATGACTCAATGCCGATTTTTAGTTGATCACACATTTCAACGCCGGAAACCAGCGTTTGCGGCCAAAATACGTGAGTTATTTGGTATAGATGCTGTAAGAGTTACAAAAAACCATGCCAAATTTGTGTTGATTAGGAACGATAAGTGGGATATCGTACTCAAAACCAGTATGAATTTAAACACAAACCCAAGGCTCGAAGATTTCGACATACAAGATGATAAAGTGATGGCTGATTTTTTGCAGGGGCTAATGGATGAAATCTTCCAAAAAGTTAAACCAAAGGCTTTATACGAAAGCGCGAAGCTAAATACGGGGTATTTTCATGGAAACATCTCATAAAGAGACTGTAAGTAAGACTGTAAGTACATTTTTAATTGAGGGGCATTCTATCTCAGATATTATAGAATACCTGGAGACAGAGGGTATTTTGGTGAAGCGAGCTATAGAGTTGATCGACAAAGCGTTTGCAGACCTCGAAAAAGCCGTGAATCGATCAACAGGGATATGGCTCGCGTGGTGCATAGAGGCTCAAAAACATTTATACAACAAGCTGGAATCGACTGGTGATTATACTGGCGCAATCAGAGCCGTTACGGAAATATCCAAGTTAACTGCAAAAATAAAGGTACAAGTTGAGCCAAAAGAGGAAAAACCAACAGCAAAGGAGGCTAAATTATTGAGTCTAATATCCAAGAAGTAGACTATTCTGCGGAAATAATCGCTCAAGTTCTTGACCTAACCCCTACAAGAATCCGGCAGTTAGTCAAAGAGGGTTTCCCGAAATCAGGGCGTAACCGTTACCCGTTAATTGGGTCAATCCATTGGTATATCAAACAGTTAAAAACCAAAAGCAGGACAACAAGTAAATTAATTGAGGAAGAGCGGAAGCGTCTTGTGACAGCCAAGGCAGACGCTATCGAATTGAAAAATGATGAAGCAAGAAAGGAGCTCGTTTTAGCATCGGAAGTTGAAAAAACCTGGTCGGACATAATCATAAACGCTAAAACAAAACTCTTAAGCCTCCCATCCAAGATCGCCCCACTTGCCGCAGAAACAGACTCCCCACGGTTGATAGCAGAACAAACCAAACAAATTATTTACGAAGTCTTAGAGGAACTTGCAAAGCCAGACACGTATAAAAAACGAAAGCATAAAAAAGTGGCTCCCACCACCTAATCTTTCTTTGTCTGAATGGGCAGACCAAAACGGGATTCTTTCGCCTGAGTCGAGCGCTGAACCAGGCAGATGGCGGACATATCCCTATCAAATAGCCATCATGGACGCCCTTACAGATCCCTCAGTAGAACGTGTCACATTGATAAAATCTTCCAGGATCGGTTACACCAAGATAATCAATTGGTCTATTGGTTATCAGATTGATCAAGATCCAGCTCCTATGCTGGTTGTGCAGCCGACCATAGATGACGCTATGGGATACAGCAAGGACGAAATTGCGCCCATGATCCGGGATGTCGAATGCCTTTTCAACAAAGTCTCCGACTCAAAAAGCCGGGATTCTGCCAACACAATCACAAAAAAGAATTTTCCGGGCGGGGTCTTGACCCTTATTGGCGCCAATAGTGCCAGGGGTTTCCGGCGGATTACAGTCAGGAATGTCTATTTTGACGAAGTGGATGGCTACCCTCCGACAGCAGGCCACGAAGGTGATCAAATCCAGTTGGGTATCAAGAGGACTGACACCTTTTGGAACCGAAAGATCGTAATCGGCAGCACCCCAACAATTAAGGATTTTTCCAGGGTTGAAGACAGCTTCAATGAGAGTGATCAGCGATATTATTTTGTACCGTGTCCGTTTTGCGGGCATTTCCAAAGGCTTTTTTGGAAGAGAATCACAAAAGATGATCCTGAAAATGTCTGTTATATTTGCGAGGTATGCGAGAAATCCATACCGCATACCCTGAAGCGCCAAATGGTTGACAAAGGCGAATGGCGGGCATCAAAGCCGTTTAAAGGCCATGCGGGGTTCCATATTTGGGCGGCCTATTCCCTTGCTCCACACGCAGCCTGGCCGTTGCTTGTGAGGGATTGGAATAATATCAAAAACAACCCGGAGAAGCTGAAAACTTTTATCAACACAGTGTTAGGCGAAACATGGGAAGAGAGGGGTGACACGGTTTCTGATATCTCTCTTTCGTCCAGAGAAAGAGAGACAACCGATGAAACGATCAGCAACCAAATATTAGTTATCACAGCCGGTGTCGACGTCCAAGATAACCGCTTAGAGGCCGAGGTCGTAGGCTGGGGTATAGGAGAGGAAAGTTGGTCTGTTGATTATTATATTTTCTATGGAGACCCGGAACAAAAAGAAGTCTGGTCGCAGTTAGAAGATACGATATTGACAATGCCGTTTATCCGGGAAGACGGTATTGAATTGAAAATCGGGGCGGCTTGTATAGATTCGGGGAGTCATACACATGCTGTCTATCGGTTTTGTGTCCCCAGGCAGGGCAGGAAGGTTTTTGCGGTGAAAGGTAGCTCTACAGCGTCGGCCCCGTTGGTAGGACGACCATCGAAAAGGAGCTTTCAAAAAGGGCTCCTGCTGATGCCAATAGGGACAGATACGGCAAAAGATACTATTTACAGTTGGCTCAAAATCACAGAGCCAGGTCCAGGGTTTTGCCATTTTCCAGAGCATTACGATGAGGAATATTTTTTACAATTAACCTCAGAAAAGGTTGTCACGAAGTACATTAAGGGCGTCAAGCACCGGGCATGGGTGAAGAAACGCACAGAAAACCATGCGCTTGATTGTAGGGTTTATGCTTTAGCTGCGCTTAATATCCTGAATCCAAATTTATTGCGGTTACAGTCACAGCAGGCTCGGCTTGCGGAATCGAAAAGACTAAACCTAAACCCACCACCGCAGAAAACTTTAGGTGGGCGCAGAATAAGGAGTATGGGCCTTGTCAAATGACGTAATCCAGCAAGTTAATGAGAGAGAAGAGTCTGTCTTACTTAAAATCGCAAAATTGATGATTGATTGCAGGCAAAAGGACTTAACTGGTCAAATAATCATCGAAATAAATTACTCAAGAGGTGGGCAAACACAAGTTTATACTCAAAAAAAGGAATTATTTTAACTTTTTTTAAAAAAAACGCTTGACAGAATGAGTTTTCTATGTTTTAAGGAAGCAACATAGAGTAATCTAATCGCAATTTGGGCCATTTTCGGCCTCTGATTGAGCATCCGAAAACCCCGGCATGGTGAAAAACCTGTGCCGGGATTTTTTTTGGTTAAAACATGGCTACATACGCAGAACAGTTGACAGAGGTACAAACAGCGATTTCTCAAATCCTTTCCGGGTCGCAATCGTATTCGATAGGAAGCCGGTCATTATCGCGGGCAGACCTATCAACCCTTTACACCCAAGAGAGATATTTAAGGGTTATGGTTTCCAGGGAGGCTAATGGAGGCGTCCAGGTCCGTGGGATTACACCGGTAAATTGATGAGAGAAGCCATTCGCAAAAAACTGATACCCCCCAACCCTTTAGACAGGATGATTTCTTTTTTATCTCCGGTTTATGGTGTTAAACGTATGCGGGCCAGGGCTGTAATGGCGCTGGCGTCAAGCTATCGCGGTGGGGATAAGTCCAGGCGGTCGCTTTCCGAATGGGGGACCAGCTCAGGCGATGCAGATAGTGACACCCTGCCTGAGCTTGATGTGTTAAGAGATCGGTCCCGTGATCTGGTAAGAAATAATCCCCTTGCCACCGGAGCGATAAACACCAAGGTCACGCACGTAGTCGGGACCGGGATTGTTTTACAATCCAGAATAATCAGGGGAGCCTTAAACTTAACGGAAGATGTCGCTGACGCTTGGGAAAAAAAGACTGAATATGAGTGGCGGTTATGGTCTGAATCCACTAATTGTGATGTGGAAAACACCCTTTCCTTCACGCAAATTCAGGAGTTAGCTTTTCGGTCGGTCCTGGAGAACGGGGATGTCTTTGTTTTGTTACCGCTTCGCGATACCGGGAACCCATATCGGCTACAATTACAGTTAATAGAGGCCGATAGAGTTTGTAATGCTGACAACGTCGGCGATTATGTCAATGATACAGGGTCGTTGTCTGGTGGGATCAAGAGGAATAAGTCGGGTGTCCCGGTAGAATACCATGTTTTAAGGGGGCATCCAGGGAATATATTCGCTGAGAACAACGTATGGGACAAAATTCCGGCATTCGGGAGTAAGACAGGGCGTAAAAACGTACTCCATCTTTTTCATAAAAAGCGGGTAGGTCAGACGCGAGGTGTCCCGGATTTAGCTCCTGTCATTGAATTAATCAAACAATTGGGCACATATACTGAGTCAGAAGCGGCGGCGGCAGTCGTAAATTCGTTTATGGCTATCTTTTTCAAGTCAGAATATGACGGCGGCTTGAACCCGATGCAGCCGCAAACAGAGATAGGTGGCAAGACCTCTGATAAAGCGTACAAAATGGGTCCAGCAGCTATGATCGATCTATTCCCTAACGAGGATGTTGTATCCGTGTCACCTAACCGGCCAAACTCCGCTTTTGATCCTTTCATTTTAGCTGTTACCAGGCAAATAGGCGTAGCCCTGGAATTGCCCTATGAGGTGTTGGTTAAGCATTTCACAGCTTCATATTCGGCAGCGCGGGCCGCCCTGCTCACGGCCTGGCATTATTTCCTTGGCCGTCGCAAGTGGCTGGTTGATGGGTTATGTATGCCGGTTTACGAGCTTTTCCTGATAGAAGCAGTTGCTACCGGGCGTATTGCGGCTCCTGGCTTTTTAAACGATCCGCTTTTAAAATTCGCGTATCTTAATTCACAGTGGACAGGCCCATCTAAAGGCCAAATCGATGAAAAAAAAGAGATCGAAGCGGCGGAGAAACGTGTGGCTCTTGAGGTCTCTACACTAAGCGAGGAAACAGCTGCATTGACGGGCGGAGATTGGGAAGCGAAACACGCGCAAAGAGTTAAAGAGATCAATAAACAGAAAGCAGATGGGACATTCAAGGAGGTGGCCCCAGATGAAGCAATGGTACAAGATCCAGGCGAAGTCGAATAAAACGGCCCAGATTTTAATCTATGAAACAATCGGTGAAGATTTCTGGGGCGATGGTGTAAGTGCGAAGCGATTTGTTGAGGATTTAAACGCCCTTACCGGTATAGATGTGATTGACCTACATATTAATAGCCCTGGCGGGAATGTTTTTGACGGAAACGCTATTTATAACACTCTCAGGGCCTATGATGCCACGGTTAATGTTTTCATTGACGGTATCGCTGCCAGCATTGCCTCTGTTATAGCCATGGCGGGCGATACCATCGAAATGCCGGAAAACTCTATGCTGATGATTCATGACCCGTCCGGCTTTGTAATGGGCACGGCAGAGGATATGGAAAAAATGTCAGTTGCCCTTGAAAAAGTCAAAGTTGGCATTCTTGCAGCATATCATAACAAATCGGACTTAGATAATGACGAAATTTCCAAAATGATGACCGCAGAGACATGGCTTACAGCACAGGAAGCTGTTGATTATGGGTTGGCTGATAAAGTGGTTGAGCAGGTAAATTTCCAGGCACATATTGACCCGAAATCTTATGCTTATTTCAGAAATACACCTGCGCACATTAAAAAGGCTGGCCCTACCGGCTTAAAACCAAAAAGAAAGGAGAATAACACCATGCCTGATGAACC